AACGATCACACCAAGTGTCTCGCCCTCAAGATGCCAAAGCCCAGTTACGGTAGTCGATGCTACTGCATCCACCTGCGACCATCCACAATCCACAAAAAAAGCACCATCTTGGGAATCTCCTTCCTCCCAAGGCTTCGTCATGTACTCGATGTAACGCTTTGTTCCACCGTTTATATAGCGCTGTACTACCGCATAAAGCTCATCCCTCGTTCCATCCTGCGCTTGAACTGATGCGACCGATTCAACGATTGGAACAGTAGTCCCGGCTGCATTACTCTGACCGCCAAGCTCATGCCTATGCCATGCCGTCACATTCTGATCGCGCTCATAGGTAAATCCAAGCAAAACTCCGTCAGCACGTGCGCACCAGATAATTGGGTAAGCCTGTTCCTGGAATGCCATTTCGATCACGCCCCCTGACGTGATGTGGTTGGAAAGCAGGGTCATATCTGGTGACTGGAATCCATCAACCTGGAATACATAGGAAATTTCGCGCAGTTTTCTCCCATCTCGCTGCAGGAATAATACTGTCCGACCTGACATAATTGGCGCAACTGTTCCGCTTCCATAATGAGTCTGTGGCTTGGCTGTGATATTAGTAGGCGTGACAGCAACGCCAAGCGTGCTTGGAGATACCTTCCATTCTCCACGCGCCGTTCCGACAAGCAACCCTTTCTCATTAGGAAGCATCCAACGAATAGAATTAACATCGTTGGAATTCAGTGTCGCATAAACAGCATGACTATCCGTCACTGTTCCATCAGTATCAGATGGAGAGAAATTCGTATAAAGCGAAGTCTTTGATCCATCCAGACGTTCCGGGAAAGAAGCCGCACCAGCCATGTAAAGCCTGTCCTCAAAAAATGTTCCGCAAGTCGGCCATCCTGTAGTGTCAGACCAGATGCTCATACGCCATTTCGTATAAGCAGACGTACCACCAAATGCCGATTGGACATCAACCAGAACAACCGTAGTACTTTTTACAAACTGAATAACGGCATATCCCCATGTCGGAGAAGTAGCGCCATCAGAAATCCTGATTAAACGCCCAACATCCGTTGAAGCAAATCCTGTATCATTGTTTATTCCAGTGATAGCACTGGCCGTGATGGAAACAAGTACATCAGAAATCCCGCCACTTACATAAGCGTTGACGAAAGCCGATCCCTGTAGGTCAAAAGTATTTGCCGTTATTTTTGTCACCAACCAATAACCATTCGCCTCGGTCGTCCCAACTACACCTGTTATAAGCGTACCGTCACCTGTATTAAGGCCGTGTGATGCCGCTGTAACGCGAATCAAACCAGCGCCATTATCTGCGCATCCAGTAATCGTAACAGGAGGCCCATCAGCGGTGGCACTTGGCGTAAATGTAGTTGTAGTGGTGTTTGTTAAGTCATATGGCCCATCGGTAAACACCATGTCATTTAATGTCCATGATGTTGCAGAATTACGCACAAGTTCTAGCGGGTTATAACTTGGATGGAAGATATAAAGCGTATCATTGTCCTGCGTGATATTGATGTTGGAAAGTTGTGCTTCGGTGAAGCTGGTTGTTATCTCGAAAATCGAAGCCATGCTTCCAGAAGTGAATGTGTCATAACCTGTCGTATCGATAGCGTTCCCGTCCGAATCGTATAACTCAAAAGTATCTGCTGTCTTGTTTGTAACAACAACTTCTCGATTGGCAAGCTGAGTCATTCCAAGAATATCGATCAATTCCAGTCTGTCACCATTGGAGTAACCGTGCGCCACTTTCCCAACCACACCAGGATTTGCCTTGCTGATAGACGTAATGCTTTGCGCGGTATTGGTCAGAATTCCATAGTTGCTGAAAAATCTGATGTAATACTCGCCAAATTCAAGGATGTATATCTGTGTAACGCTATACTGAAAAGGTAGCACCCGCGTCAGCTTATTATTGTGTCGGCACTGGTGAAGATAGGCAAATCCTGGGCGTCGTAACCATGCACCCTGAGGCAATGGAATAGCATTTAGACATACATACAAACCGTTCGCATACTTGGCAATATCTTGACGCCCAAGCATAAGGCTAGACAATTCCCCTGCATTAACGGTGTTCTGTATTATTGATGCTCGGCCCATCCCGCCTCCTTAGTATCGTGCCGTCAGCCAGTCATCTATAGGGAAATCCTCTGCTGCTTTTTCAATCGCTCCTGTCTGGTATGCTATATCTATCGCCATCTTTCGTTCATTCTGCAGTAGATTTTCCTTTGATGGGCTTCCAGTTATCTCTTCGCAGCAATGAGCCGCCAGCGTGCATGCCATTACCTCTATGAACATGGCATCGTAATAGGTAGGATCGTCAATATCTGCTATATACTTGATTTTCAGTGGCGCGGCATCGTTTGTAACGATGTATTTTCCACTAGCATCAGATTCAATCTGCCAGTCAACTGCGGTGCCCGTCTCATTATCGAGAATAAGATATAGGTAATCATTCGGCAGCGTGTACCGATTATGCGTTCCCCATAGTGTCTGTGATGCATCTGCGGCAATGGATGCTCTACGCTTGGCAAAGCTCCAATCATAGGCACGCAATTCCTTCTGCCGTACATAATCATAGGCGGCGTTTATGGAACGCGCATTGGGGTGATCCTGGGTGAGGGATGAAATCCTTTTAGCGCCAAGCTTTTGTAGTGCCAGGTTAGCGATCTGTATTTTGCTGGCCGACATCGCTTGAGCCTTATGTGTTGGTTATGACTGCAACCTTTTGCAAATTGCCCGCATTGTTATTGACTGCAACCAGTTTTGAATCGCCAGCAGCAAGTCGAGTATCCGTAGCTGCGGCAGTCGGTGCTGATCCGAATCGCACACTGCAAATCGCATCAGTACGTAGTTCTACGCATTTTGTCTGTGTTCCAAATGCAGCACTGGCAGCACTCGACACTCCAATCGTTACCACCTGAGTAGCCATTGCTGGTTCAAGTGGCGCGCCATCCCGCGTTCCTGCATATTCGGTAATATAGAGAATTGCCATCTATCTCCCCTTAATGGTGCATTCGTGCAAATGTCTGTGCAAGGCGTGCACGGCGCTTTGTGGTTGCGCTTGCGTGGCTATCTGGCTTCAATACCTTTGACGCATATTGCTGCACGCTCATTCCGGCATGTTTAGCTTGTGCCGTAAATGCACCTTTCTTCAAGTGCATGGCAGAAATCCAGCGTTTCGGTTTATCAGCCATGCCTTATACAGGCGGCCAGATAGGTGCGCGTGAAATGCGATCACGAATCTTGTCAAGGTGCCTGAGTAACTTTGACCTGCCATCACCGGATTCATATGCAGTTTTTAGGTAATACAACCCGATGTCGATGCTTGCCGGAACTGCACTAGCATTGGCAGTTGCCACATCCACGTCATTACCGCCAGCCTGATTTGCAGTGCCTGTCAATTGTTCAGCAGAGGTCAGCGAAAATACTGTTGCTTCATTTGCCATATCAGTTCTCCGTTAATGCCCCGGATGCACCGGGGCATTTTTCAAAGCATTACGGCTGGATATATTCCACCGCAAATCCCATCGTCACGGACGCTCCGGTAGATACCGTAACCACGGTCGCCACCAGGTCGAATTCCGAATCACCTGTCTTACCTGCTGTGCCAATTTGCGTGGTAAACAGCGTGGCAATATCCTTGGATGCATTCGTCGGCGTCAGACCCAAATCCACACTTGCTTCAAACGAATGTGCGGTCAGTGGGAAATCTGCCAGGAACGAACCCGCAGAAGTGATTTGCGTGCCATCGGTTGCGTACAGATCGAAATCAAATGCGCCATTACCCATGGTTGCATTCTCTGCACGCAGGTCAGTGACCCGCGCATTTGCCGGAATACGCACCACGGAATGTGTTTGACCAACGGTAGTGGCAAGAACATCGGCTGCTGCGAAGTAACCGAATGCCTGCCGTTTTGCACCGCCTCCAACAATCGGGCTGACCTTTACCGCTGGTGCGCTCAGGATGTCCGACATGATGGAACTGTCTTTTGAATAAGCCATCTCAATTCTCCTTTCGTATCATCCTGAATTAAGCGATACCGTCATCGCAGATAACCTTGACGATCTTGCCAAGTTGCGTGCGCGTAGCACCCATAGTCATTCGGGTATATACCTGCATGGCATAACTCTTGTCTGAGCGCTTGGTAATGTCGTTGAACATACCATCCCAGATACCGAGATACATGCCTGACTTGACAAATACCGGAACCTCGCGGTTGCCGCCAGTCACGTTCAGGCGCTCGGAAATAGTGAAGTCCACACCCATGAACCGTTTGATACGCCCATCAGTCAGGACTGCCGCACTACCACCATAATCACTTCCGATAGCTTCAATTTCCTTGAGCATAGAATCGTGCTCGTAGCTGGAAATCACGCCATAAACGGGCTCCATCAGTTCGCCCTCGTTGGCAGTGATAAGCAGGCGTATTGCGTTTTTCAGCTTGGCGCTGTTCAGTTGTGAGGCAGTTCCGCCGACCGTTACAGCCACGTCATAGGCAGTATCCCATGCCTCAGCAGTTGTGCCATTCTCTCCGACATATGCCGAACCATGAAATGCAGAGATGATAATGTCATCCATCTTGCGGGCCATGCCAGAAGCAGCAGCCATTGCAACCGGACTGGTCGGTTCTATAATCATGCGCAGGCGATCCTGGTCATCAATCAGCGTGCCCCAGTGATAGTCGCTCGGAATTACCCATCGTTTGTCCTGGGTCAAATTCAGATTCGGCGTATCGCTATTTCGGGTGGTGTATTGCTCTGCCGTAGCCTTACCGAACTGCTCGACAATGCTCGCCTTCTTACCACGATGAGCACCATTCATGACAAGACCCCGCAGCAGGGAGACTTTTTGTGCCAACAGTAATTCAACGTTCGCAGCATATTGCTGCACGAATGCTGTGGTGATGTTTGCGTCCATTTCTAACCTCCGTTAGGTTAAGCCAACTCTACTGGCAACAAGCCAGCAACTTTGCAGGCTTATCCCTAACGGGGGCCGAAATTATGGAAATAACGCGGGGGAAACCCTTATCCGCAATTCCTTATGCGTATTCTAGGCACAATCAAAATAAGATGTCAACAAAAAAAGTAAATACTTACTATCATTAGCCATCTGGATACATTAGATTAAATAACTTGGTTTGCTTATCTTTTGCTGCTGCATGTCCTGGATGTGAGGAATCATGTAGCGCCTTGACAAAGCTTTCATCAAGTTTCAACTGATCCCATTGTGCTTTAGCCTCAGCCGGAGTGGAATTCCCCCCGAACGAACGCGATCCGCCATCGCCTGAAACAAACCCATCTTCTGCCATCTTCTGACCAAGCCCAGCAAAGAACTTCATGGTTGCCCCATAGCCGATTTGCATTTCGATGGCGTCAATCATTTGCTCAGAGAACCCTAGCGATGATGCAGCATTTTTTGACGTGTTGACCATCCGATCATATCCGGCACCCCATTCCCGCTTGAGCGATTGTTCATCTGCGGCAACTCCGTTTTCATAGTCCTGCTTATTCATCTGCATGGCATTGCGCAGATATTCATTATGTCCCTTTGTCAAGTCCTCGACCTGCTTTCCGGTCAGTCCTATCTTATGGAATTCTCCGCGTGCCCAATCCATGTAGCTTTCATCAACAGGAAGGTCTTCAGGCTTGTCAAACTTGTAATCCTTTGCATCTGCCGGAAGGCCAAGCTTGCTCATAACAGAACGAAAACCCTCAGGATCATCAGCACGCGGCATTTCGATCAATGTATCCGGATTGCGCCCAATCAACTTTTCTACACCACGATAGGATTTATACATATCCTGAGCGCTTTGCCAGCCTTTGTTTGCAACATATGCCAGATCATCTGGTTCGGTTAGCCCATGCCATTCAGCAACGGATGTCTCCGTAGGAGAAGCGTTTCTGACAATAGTATCGCTATTAGTAGCGACTGAAGTATCAGCATTTGAATCCCCTCCAGAACCGCCTCCACCAGACGATCCATCTCCACCATCAATACTATCCATCAAGAAATGTTTTCTGTTAAACATAGCTTATCTCCTTTTGAGGGCTAATACGCCTAGATTTTCCAGCGCGGTTATAAAATCTTCCACATGCAGTTTGTCTGTGCATGCCGCATCGTTATAGATGCACTTTGAGAAGTCATGATTATACAACAGGTTCCATCGGCTCTGACAGCCAGAACATTCCAGGTCTCTTGGCTCAACATGAATTAACCGCCAGTTTTTCTTGTTATGCCGAACTATGGGTCTATGTCTTGGTGAAACTCGCGTGCATCCGTACACAATCGGAACCTCTGTCGTTCCGGCAAGATGCAGCGTTCCGCCATCAATTCCAACCACAGCCTCGGCATGTCCACACAGGTCGCGCAATTCCATCAGCGAGGTCTGGTTCCGCATATCTATGCAGCGGTCAAGCAGTGACTTTGGTAAGTCGTTCGTCATGTCAGTAATGGTCAGTTTATGCGGCTTTCCCTTATCCATCATTACAACATCGGTTGAGCTTTTACCGACCAAAACCGGGGTGTATCCATTCTCTACCGCCCACTCAATCAGTCCGCCTAGCAATTCAGGCTTCATCACGCTTGGCTGGTTGGTAGCACCAGTCGGGAACACGATGTATGGATTGTCCAATACCCGATCACCAAGTGGGGCGCGATGTGGATAGCACCGCTGCCAGTCTTCTTCGCACTGCGTATCAAGCAGGGTGGCATAGGCATAGTCCACCAGGTTGAACCGATTGCGCGTGATGATGGGAGGTTTCAACCCGTTCATTGATCCAAGTCCGACTTTATCTTTCTCATCGGTTTTGAGTTTGAATTCATCCAATGGATAGATGTTAATACCGTTCATACCGATTAGATGGCGCACAAGTTCAACCTGGTATCGCGCAACCCATACGTTCATATTCAGTTCAATTGCATGGTTCTTTCTGGCAAATACAAGCGGAGGTAACGATGAAATCATATCCCCAATCGCGCCATGAATAAGCAGGAAATTCACATTGCGCTGTTCAAGTATTTCTATATTATCGCGCCACATATTCACCCAATCCGTATTTTGTCCATAAGTCATCTGGAGACAACTCAAGATGATCCATAATTCTCAGTATTACCTCTCGTCTCCCCTCAAGAACCAGTGTTGCGTCCCTGTCTCCAGGCACTACACAACTATCATTCTCCCTGCAAAATATAGACAGGTCTTTCAGCACTTCCTGCGCGTTGCTGCCACGGAACGCCATTTTGTAGGAATCCTGTCTGGAGATTAATTTATCTTTTGCAGTTTGTTCGTCAGGCATTCTTGATTACCACCATATCAAAGCGTATCTCAACGATGATATTGTTTTCATGTCTCTCGCGCTCTTTCCAGTTGCTATCCGGATCAATATAAGGATCAAGCACCATTTGGATATTACTGCATAAATCAAAATCGACATTATTGTATTTCCAGAATGGTGTGTATTGCCTTCCTTCTTCAAGGTTAGCATAGTGCAAACGTTTCGAGAATAATGCCATCAGATCATGCGTCACCGGCCTTTTGTGTGTCGGGTCATTCAGGAATACATCATGACGAGGATGCGGAACTATAATGTGTATCTTCGCGCCATCCTTGCATACCCTGTAAAGTTCCTTGATGAAATGGAAGAACCCATTTCCTATATGCTCAAGGATATGGAAGGCGCGAACCTCATCAACAGAATTATCCTCAAACGGCCAAATGTCATGTTCAAGATCGCAAACAACATCCGGGTTTTCCATTTCCTGCACGTCAACATTGACGAAGCCATCAAACGGTTTCCCTCCGCTTCCGATATTGAGTTTCAATCGTCCTCCTTAACCTTGAGTTTTTGGCGCTGCCTTGGCTACTGCTGCAAGGCTAGGTGCAGCATTAACCAACTGTTGTTGTTGAACTTGCTGTTGACGAGCAGATCGAATTTGCTGTACGTCCTGTAGTGTCCGCGTCCATGCAACCGGAACGGAATTAATGTCAAGTATTTCAGGCATCGCAGAATCTATATCAAACCAATCAATAGCGGATGGGTCTTGTGTCTGTACGGCAAACTCGGAAGCAACCTGCAATGTACGCATGAACCCCGCAGCTTTTTCGGAGCGGGCCATGCGCGACATTGGGTTGTCATACTCTATCTTGTATTCAATGTTTTCTCCGCGCAGTATCGGAGGGGGCGGGGGCAATAACCCCTGTTGTGAAAGCAGGTCAAGTTCGCGCTCGATCAGTGACCCAATGAATTCGGATTGCATGCGGCCGGCAGTCGGGGCAAGCAGCATGCCTTTTTCCTTGGCTTTCTCCAGAACTTCTGTTGCCGTCATGGATGGCGTATCGACAAGAATCTGAAACAGCGAGATAAGGAAGGCGTCGTTGATGACGGACTTCTCAAGATTCATCATCGCTTCGCCTATTTGCAGATTCCCAACTTCAAGCGGGCGAACCAGGGGGCGGCCTTGCGAGTCAAGCCCACCGCCAACCATCTTCCCTGCCCGCAGTTGCTTGGTGCCCAGAACACCATCATCATGCGCAAGGTAAACCGGGTCGGCTGTTCGGTGCCCAATCTTTAGTACGGTTTCCTTTTCCTTGTTCAGAACCTTGATGGATGGCAGAACCATTTGTGCCGGTCCGCGTCCATACACCTCACCAGATGCTTGCGTATATCGAGAAACGGCATATGGGAATGAGTCATAACCTCCTTCGCGCAGCGCATGAAGTTGTTCTACGCACATATACAATGATCGAAAGCGCTTTCCATTGGAATCTTTTCGATTTGGATTGTAGTCATTTCTTGGTTCTACAACATGTAGAACCTCATGGCGTGTTTCGGATTGTTGTGCGTTCTTTGCCTGTTCTTTTATTTGGTCAGGCGCGTCATCGCCAAACTGTTGCACGATATTGCGTGCAGTAGGCCAGAATGACCGATAAACGGTGTCCACGATCCCGGCATGATTCTCGACGAAGTATGCCTCGCCAAGATGGATATTGCGATAACGCAGACCAGGGGAGTTGTCAGGGGTGTCGATGTAGATGATACCATTCCCATACGCACCAATACCTAGATATGCAAGCTGCGAATTTGTCACAAATCCTGCTATAGGCCGATTCCTGTATGAGAACAGAAGGTCGTTTACGTCATCGAAATACATACGAGCCGCACGATTGCGCTGCAGCATCTTGTCCACTGGAACAAGCCTGTGCCACTGGCTATTCTGTGGCGTAACAAGTGATTCGATTACCGAAGAAAAGCGCTGTACCGCAAACGAAGCGGTCGCATCAAACATATCCTCCGTCTTTTTCTGTCCGGGAGAATAGGAATTGTTCTGCCCATAGGAATTGAACGAATAACGATGGGATGGTATGACAAGCGAGGCCGCTTCTTCCCACTGGTTATTGAAATTCCCACGATTGGATCGTAGTGATCCAAATCGTTGAACGTATGATTGAATTTCGTTCATTATCCTAGCAGCTTCTTGGCTGCGTTCTTTTGTGCAGGTGCAATTTTATCAAGCGCACCCGGTAATGTCGTGCCAGCATATCCAGCTCCAGACATCTGCTGCCTAATTTTCTGTTGGCGGGTATCGATAGGAACAGCCGGTTTAACTTGGGGGGCTTGCTGTGTAGGAATAGGAACCGGAGTAGGAGCCGATGGAGACCCAAAAATTGCCGAAAGAATGCTAGTCATGATTAATCCCTTCCTCCAAGAGGCTGCTTGTTCATTACATTGCGCGACTTTTGTTTAACATTATCCGAACTTTGCAGCATTTGCAAGCCTTGATTGAGCGGAACAATTCCATGTTCCATCTTTGGCACCTTCATCTGCGCTACACGCAGTCCGGATTTTTCGTTTGGTTTACGCATTCCGATCAACACCTCCAATGTTTAACGTGGAACATTCTACCACGCCCTGCCCCAAAATCCATTCAACCCAATATCCTCATCATTTTCGTTCAGTTCAATGTTATCTGTTCTTGGCGGATTAACCTCGAACGTACAGCAGAGCGCATCTGCATCGTGTGGCGACATCATGCCTCGTCTCATCAATTCCTCTTTTGATTCAAGCCTCTTTTTTCCATCCTCGCGCCCTGACCTGCGCCAGCCACGATCTTTTAGTTGATGAGTAGGAGTTCCTTTACTGCCGTCATCTTGAGGTATCATACCATTCGATAACCACAGTTTCATCTTTGCCCATAACTCGAAAACGCGAGTAGCGCCTTCGCTGTTCTTGTCATAGGATGTAGAGCCAAACTTAACCTGGTGCAATTTTGACCTAAGCCATGACTTGCGTACAAGAATATCGTACATGGATGTATCAGACGAACAATCTATACAAACAGCCACAGGCTTCCATCGGTTTATCAGTTTTTCGATGAACTGTGCAGCCTGCACTGCATCCAGCCCTTTTTCCTGTCCGCGTGTAGATGCGCCGCAGCAATCTCTTGCATTGCGGCCCTGCCTGAACCACCACGCCATTGTCTTGCCTGGATCAATCCCAAGTATCAGTGGTTCGCCATCATCGTGGTAAAACTTGTTGTTCTTGGCTGCGGCAATAGATTCCGCCGGAATAAATTGATCTTCTGATGTTTCAGGTGGTAATCCATCTATCTCAACCCGCACAAAGTCAGAATCTTCTCCATAAGTCCTGATCTGTTCCTCGATCTCGTTCTGGTCTATACCCTCCATTCCCCGGGTACTTATCATGCGGGTATGCCATCCTGCCT